ACACGCTGGATATGCCCTTCCGGTTTTATCCTTGTTTAGCGGCGGGTCTTGCGTATTACATTGCAATGAAACGTGCGCCTAATCGCTTACAAGTGTTAAAAGCTGTGTATGAGGAAGAGTTTGAGCGTGCGATGGCGGAAGACAGGGATAGAGCATCTTTCAACGTAGTGCCTCAGATTCAATACTTTAGGATATGATATGCCTAAATTTGCGAACGGTAAAAACGCTTTTGCTATATCTGACAGATCCGGTATGCGTTATCGCTACCAAGACATGCGACGAGAGTGGAACGGCTCTCTTGTGGGTAAAGATGAGTTTGAGGCAAAACACCCTCAACTAAAACCGTTTCCCAAAATTTTTGATCCCGAAGCGTTGCAAGACGCGAGGCCAGATCGCAAAGAGCCGACGGAGGTTCCTGTTGGTGCGGGCGGTTTTCCAGACAGAGGCATTGCCACTCGAGGTTTGGCCGTTGTTGGAACGGTTACTATTGGTGGTGACGCTGCGCCAGCTTCACCTACGACTGCTGATACAACGGGCGTTTCAGCTACTGTTTCTTTAGGCAGCATCTCGATAGTCACAGAAGGAGCCGTTACCGTCGAAGTTACAGGCGCATCTGGCACGGCTTCCGTTGGAACTGTTACAGCGACAGGATCTGTAACAGCAACTTACACGATTACAGTCCAATCTTATTTAGGGGCTAACAAATATTATGTTGACGGTAGTCGTCAAGCCACTCTTAACTTGTCTGAAGGGTCTACATATCGCTTTGATCAGAGCGATAGCTCAAACAGCGGGCATCCCCTACGGTTCTCTACAACATCTGATGGGACGCATGGAGGCGGGTCTGAGTACACAACGGGTGTTACCACTAATGGGACTCCGGGCTCCTCTGGCGCTTACACACAAATTACGGTGGCTTCAGGCGCTCCCACGTTATATTATTATTGCACCAATCACAGCGGCATGGGCGGGCAGGCGAACACACCATGAGTTTTACATATGCGACCTTAAAAACGGCTATTAAAGATTACACTGAGAATCAGGAAACTACCTTTGTAAGCCAGTTGCCCACTTTTATCAAAGGTGCGGAAGAGCGCATTTTTAAGAGCGTGCAGCTTAATCTTTTTCGTAGAAATCAAACGGGTACGGTAACTTCTAGCAACAAGTTTTTGAATTGCCCGTCTGATTTTCTTGCGCCCTACAGTCTTTCTATCATTTCAAGTAGTGAAAACATTTTTCTTGATTACAAAGATGTAAATTTCTTGCAAACAGCGTATCCAAATCCAAGTAGCACTGGAACTCCAAGGTACTATGCGTTTTTTGACGTTGAAAACTTTATGTTAGCGCCCACACCAAACAGCGGGTTTACCGCAGAACTGCATTACTACTATCGCCCAACGAGTTTGACCGCGGGATCAGATAGTGGCACCACTTGGCTAGCGACAAACGCCCCTTTAGCAATGTTGTATGGTTCTTTGTTGGAAGCCTACACTTTCATGAAGGGCGAGGCTGATGTACTGCAAAATTACAACATTCAATTTGCTGAATCTATTGGGCGGTTAAAAAATTATGGTGAGGCCATAGAAGATACGGATGCCTATCGCACAGGCTTAGTGCGACGTGAGAAACTTTGATGTTTACCTTAGACTTGAAAATTGATGAATCTCCGATTGTAAATGTAGTTACAACCGAAAATCGCGGGTTTACCCCTGACGAGGTCGCTCATCGTTGTACTGAAAAAATTATGTCTATTTCAGAGAACAGTCCGCCAGCTATTCGAGCCCAAGCCGTAGCGTTCAAAATGCATATAGAAAAAATTATTGCTTTTTACATGCGGGAAGCTATTCGCAGCGACCGTACTTCTGTGTATAATGCTCTTATCAATTCAGGTCATCCAGAATTGGCAGAGATGATTAGGAGGCTCTAATGGCTATTACACAAGCAATGTGCACATCTTTTAAAAAAGAGTTGCTCGAAGGTAAGCACAATTTTACGAATGGGCAACACACTTTCAAATTAGCTCTTTTTACCAGTTCTGCCTCTCTGGATGCAGCAACAACAGATTATAGCACCTCCAACGAGGTTTCCGGAACAGGGTATACTGCGGGCGGTAGCGCTTTGACAAATGTTACACCATCTACCAGCGGCACGACGGCTCTTACTGATTTTTCAGATCTGACGTTTTCTAGCGCAACAATTACGGCAAATGGTGCAATCATTTACAATACTACAACGGCAGGTGGCAGTAGTACTACCGATGCCGTCTGTGTGTTGGCGTTTGGTGGAGACAAAACCTCCACAAATGGGGATTTCACTATACAATTTCCCACCGCTGACGCTTCAAATGCAATTATTCGCATAGCGTAAGGGACACCTCGTCATGGCTATTATTAATGGCTGGGCGAGAGGTTCTTGGAACCAAGGCGCTTGGGGAACCGCGTTACCTGTTGAGGCAACGGGCAACGCTGGAACAGGGACGCTTGGCAACGTAAGCGCTCAAGGCGCGGTTATTGTTTCTTTATCAGGGGTTGCTGGAACCGGTACTCTTGGCGATGAAATAGCAATAGCAAAAGCCCTTGTTGCTCCGTCAGGTAATGTGGGCACCACCGCACTTGGCGATGAGACTATTGTTGCAACCGCAACGGTTGTGGTGACGGGCAACGCAGGTACTACCGCACTTGGTAACGAGGTGGTTGCTGCGGGCGCAGTCACATCAGTCAGTGGTAATGTAGGCACTACAGCGCTAGGAGATGAAACTGTTTCCGCAGGCGCAAGCGTAGCTGTTACGGGTGTTTCTTCCACATCCGGGCAAGGATCGGTAACAATTAATGCTGCTGCGGTAGTACCAGAGACTGGTTTGCAAGCTACCGGAAATGCTGGTACTGTTGTGGCAGCAGCAGATAGTGTCGTAAGTGTCACAGGCGTTAGCGCCACGGCTGCTTTGGGGTCAGTAGAGGTTTGGAGTCAAATCACACCAAGTCAAACGCCAAATTGGTCGGGAGTAAGTCCTTCGCAATCGCCTAGCTGGTCTGCGGTTTCTCCCTCTCAAAGTCCGTCATGGGGCGATATAGCAGCGTAGGAGAAAAACATGGCAAGCACATTTACAACAAATTTTGCCATTGAAAAACCGGGAACAGGTGAGCAAAGCGGGACTTGGGGCACAACCACCAACCATAATTTTGATATTTTTGATCGACTTGCGGGCTACAAATCGGTAACCCTTTCTAATACAAGTTCCACGCTAACAGTACGGCCTGCATCTCCAACCAGCGGCTCAAGCAACGCGGAAGATGGTATGTTTCGGGCAATTAAATTTGCCGATAGTGGTGATATTGGAGGCGCGGTAACTCTTACAGTAGCTCCAAACACCGCAGCGTGCTTTTTTCTTTTTCAAAACGCTTTATCGGGAAGCAGAGACATCGCGGTTACGCAAGGGTCAGGCGCTAATGTAACAATTACCAACGGCCAAACCCAAATTTTGTATTGTGATGGCGCGGGCTCTGGTGCCGCTGTTGTTAGCATTAGTGACAATCTTTCGATGTCAAATGCGAAAATTACAGGGGGCTCCGTAATAGGTATTACTGATTTAGCAGTGGCGGACGGTGGCACGGGAGCTTCTACTGCTGCCGCGGCAAGGACAAATTTAGATGTCGATCAAGCGGGCACAGCAACCGCTTTGGCAATCGCGTTAGGATAAAACATGGCAAATACCTTCAAACTAAAAACAAACGCGGCAATGCCAGCTTCAGCAGGCACGCCGCTTACGCTTTACACCTGTCCCAGTTCTACCACGACGGTAATTTTAGGTCTGATACTTTGCAATGTGGGAACGGCGCAACACACTGTAGATGTGCAGTTGGTATCGGATACCAGTGACACAGAGACAAATGAAACAGTGAAATTGCTTGAGAATGTGCCAATACCTGTAGGCTCATCGTTAGAGGTTTTATCTGGCGGTAAAGTCGTATTACAGACCACAGATGTTTTGAAGATTGACGCAGATACGGCGGCAAAGATTGACGCGACACTGAGCATAATGGAGATCACTTAATGCCTTATGTAGGTAAAAAAGCCACCAATGTAGTCGATGTTAGCGAAACGCAATCACTTACGGTTGATGATAAAATCGGAGTTGGCACAACCTCGCCAGAAACTCCTGTTGAAATACGAACAACAAATACACTTGGTGGCACGTTTACAGGCACAGTAGATGGTGAAGGCTTACGAGTTACACAGACAAACTATACTTCTGGTAACTTTGTTAGCCTCGTAGAAGCTCCCTATGATGATAGCCAAACTGCCGCCAATGTTCGTATTGGTGCAATGTTTGATGGTGGTGGCTCCCATATGGCTTTTGGAACATCTAATAGTTTTGGTTCAGGTATTACAAACACTGCAATGTTTATTGACCAAGTAGGTTTTGTAGGTGTGGGTAGCACAGCACCAGATACCACTTTAGATGTTTCTGGCAGCGGTGTTCCTTTTGAAGTTGATAGCACCAACAGCAATACTTACAAAGTACAGTTTAGGAATAACGGCACTATTACATCCTATCTTGGCACAGCCGCAGACAGTTTTTTCTTTGCAAATTCGTCTGCCGCGCAACTATTAAGAATTGATAGCGATGGCGTGAAATTTGGCACAGACAGTGCGGCGGCGAATGGGCTTGGCGATTATGAGGAAGGCTCATTTACGCCGACATATACTGGCGGCACAAGTAACCCGACCGTCACTTATACCAATCAAATCGGTCGATATGTCAAAATTGGTCAGCTTGTGCATTGTTCAATAAGAATTAACACAAATGGCGTATCCGGTGGAAGTGGTGCCGTTTTTATATCGGGATTGCCGTTTGCAGCGGAAACTGTCTCAAGTGCATTTTCTACTTTTGCTGTTGGTTATTCCGCTTCATGGGCTGGCAACGCGCCGCAATCGGGTTTTCTTGCGGCGTCGGGTACTGCCATACAACTTTTGACAAACTCTGCCACATCTTCTCGTTCTCAGCTTGCAAGTAGTGTCGCGGTAAGTGACATGAATACGGCTAGTGGGGCGACATATAATGATATAATAGGGCAGATCACTTATCGCACAAGCTCATGATTTTTATTGGAGATGAAAATGGCACTTACAAAAGAAACAGAATATGATTGCGAGGTACGGGGGCCGTACAAAAACGTCCAAGTTCGCACAGCAACAATCGTAAAAGATGATGGTGTAGAAATTAGTCGTAACTATCATAGGCATGTCTTGCACTCCCGCACAAAGTCTGGTGACACTTGGGGAGCCACCGATATCTCAAGCGAAGATGCGACGGTACAGGCTGTATGCAATGCCGTGTGGACGGACAGCGTAAAGTCTGCCTATGAGACTTTTATGGATGCCCAGCCAAATTTAAATAAAGATCAAGAGTAAAAATTTAATGGTAAGCAAAGCAAGACAACTAGCACAATCCGCAAGCGCACCTGAAGGTCGGAAGAATTTGGTGACTAACGGTGCAATGAACGTGGCACAGCGTGGCGAACAAACAGGCCAAACAACTGGTGATTACACAGCTTGTGATAGATTTAAGATAGTTGAAACAGGCGATACTGTTGTAACAACTTCTCAATCAACAGACGTTCCATCGGGGCAAGGATTTGCTAATTCTTTAAAGATTGATGTTACAACAGCCGATGCTAGTTTGGCGGCATCTGACCAATTTCGTGTTGAGCAAAGGTTAGAGGGGCAAGATTTACAACATTTGCTCTATGGCACTAGCGGTGCAAAAGATTTGACCATTAGTTTTTGGGTAAAGTCGCCTAAAACTGGAACACATATTCTTGAACTGCGCCATCACGATACGGCATATTTTAACAATCAAGCATACACCATTGCATCTGCAAACACTTGGCAGAAAGTAACCTTGACCTTTAGTGGCTACACAACCACAGCATTTGATAATGACAATGAATTTAGTTTTAGATTTAGTTGGTTTCTTATGGCTGGCAGTAACTTTACAAGTGGCACATTGAACTCAAACACTTGGCACAACACTACTGCCAATCGTGCAGTTGGTCAGGTTAATTGTGTTGACGATGCGGCTAATAATTTCTACATCACAGGCGTTCAACTTGAAGTTGGTTCAGTAGCCACTGAATTTGAGCATCGTAGCTTTGGTGAAGAGTTGGCGTTGTGTCAAAGGTATTATCAAAGGATTGATACCAGCGTCAATCAGGCTATTGGCCCCGGTACAAGACAGACCACAGATACCGTAAGATTCAGCATTCCAACACCAGTTGCATTAAGAACTAGTCCCTCTATTAGTACTTCTGGAACAGTACAGTGTCAGGAAAGTGACGGGTCTAGCACATCAATCACAAGTATTTCAGCCTTAACTAGTCCACTTAGTTATGCTGTGGCTACAGGCACAGCATCTGGGGTTGTCGCTGGGGCAATTTCTGTAAACGCATACGGTGGTTTAGTTGAAATAGATGCGGAGTTATAATCATGAATGAAATGAATATTACTTCTGCAAAATATGTTGCTGACGACACAGGCAATATTTCAATCATCGCTACCATTGATGGAGTTAAGTGGGGAGTTCCGTTGAGTGCTGGCAACCGCCACTACGCAGAAATCCTACGGCAAGTAGAAGCTGGCACACTTACGATTGAGGATGCAGACTGATGCCTTATATTGGAAAAGACCCCGGAACTGGTTTACGCGGCAGATTTATCTACACAGCCACGGCAGGGCAAACTAGTTTTACCGGTGCAGATAGTCTTGGTCGCACCCTGACATACACAGATTCTGAATATACAGACGTATATTTGAACGGCGTCAAGCTGGACAAGACAGACTATACCGCCACCAGCGGCACGAGCATCGTCCTTGATAGCGGAGCTTCAGCGGGCGATATTCTTGAGATTTTAGCTTTCGACACTTTTGGTTTGTTTTCGGGCGAGTTTGCACAAGACGTGACAGTTGCAGGAGATCTAACGGTTTCAGGCACAACTACTACCGCAGCCACTACTATGACGGGCGATCTGTCTCTTGCAGTC